CATCTTGTTGGGTCCAAGAGCAAACAGTCGTTCCACTTCCTTCATATCTCTACGTAAGTAAGTAGCTCGAATTCTGCGCGCTCTCTTCAAGATGTAATATTTATGAGCAATCTTCGAATTGAAACTATTATGATCAAATGTTGCAAAATTTCCTGAAACCATTCCTTCCAAAACACTGATAATGTCAGACATCACCAATATTTTGATGTTCTCTGTTGCATCAGCCACAAGTCCTTCTCGCACATTCTCCCAGTGCTTAAGGTAACTTTCCAAATCTTCAATGTGGCTAAACTCATCTGGGTGAGAGTAAGCATATCTTCTGTAATAGAGGTTAACTAAGATCACAAATTGTTTTTGTATATAACCTCCAGATCTCCAATCAAAATTGGTAGCATCTCCATCAATATGTTTCGCTCCTTCTCCAAATTTCGTATGTCTAGTGTACATCTCCTTCCAATCAGGTCCGTGTGGGTTCGTTCCTTTTGCTATACCTGTCTTGTTCCTACAATGTGCCAAATTCTCCATAAAGGCACCAAAGGCTCTTCTGCCAAGAATCAAATGTTTAAATTGAGTAGAGACAAAGGGTCTCGTTGAAGCTGCCAAAACCTTGGCCAACTTTCTCCTCTCATCTTTCAAATTGAGTTCATTGAGCATAATTCCTCTTGCACCATTACCATAAGCTGATTCAGCATCATCCACTGTTTGTTCAAATGCTTTCTTCATCTCATAGTGTGGTTTGTCATCTTTATCATAGGATACATTAAGGTATTTCATTTTTCCTGAGCTTTTGTCGTTGTCGGTAAGCTCATTGTAACCGCCTGATGTTTTTGTGAAAACTGCCTTCGAATAGGTCCAGTTCTCTACTCCGTTTAATGACTCATCAGGAGTCAAAATACGTGCGGGAACACGATACTCCACTGCTGAAAGTTCAGCTTCCATGAGAGCATCTATCAAATCTTTATCAGGTTCTTCCCGCTTAATTGGTTCACTAATCTTCTTCAATGCGTTCTCTAATGGCGAAATCAAAATTTTCTTTCCATCTTCTATCTTTGTAATAGGTTTTAGGGTAGCAGGTGCTGTCGTTGCAGGACCAAACTCCTCATAACAAACAGATTGTTTAATTTCTGACTTATTTGGGAGTCTATGTGCTCTGTTGGGAGCTACATTTCCTACAAATTGCACTTTTCCTTCAATTGGGATTTTTGGTGTGCTTCCCATTACATGATTGTGCCATAAAGTTTCTCCTTCCAACTGTGATTGTGCGTTCCATTTTATCACAATATCTTCCAAATCATCCAATAATTCTTCATGGTACGCAAATTCTCCTAATCCGCAAGTTTTCTCATCTCCTGCTACATGTTGAAACAATATTTTTCCTTGGAACTTGTTGTTTTCAACAACTCCAATGCCTCCACATTGTCCTTGTGTGGTTGTTATAGCATATTTCACTGCATGTGTTGCAGGAATTTTGACTACTGTTCCTCCAAGTCGCACTTGGTATTCTTTCTTCGCTGTCAATCTTGCGCAATCACTTGCTGATTGTTTCTTCCATTCTCCATCTTTATCCAGCGAAACTAGAGTTATGTTGCTAATCATTCCATCTGTCGCATCTTTTGATCTAACAAAGTGATTTGTAATGTCCTTCCTAGGTTGAATACTATTTGGAAATTCAATAAATAAAGCGTCTCCTCCATTTTTCTCACTC